AAAACCCTTCAATTCCATAAAAATTGCCCTGAACCACATTATCCGTTGCTGTAACCACTACGCTTTTCCCATCGCTTATTTTCGCAACAGGTATTTGATACTCTGTGCTTGGTACTGGCTGTCCATCAAACGCCATTTTCTCTGCCCCCTTTCTAAATTCTTACTCGCTTAACTACGAGTTTACTACTCTGCTCTTCACCCACTACTGGAGGGTTTACAGCATAAATCTTACTTAATGCTTCTTTCACATCTGGGTCGTTCAAGATATTATCAATCTCGCCTGCTATTTTCTCTTTGTCAGGCTCACCTTCAGACTTAAGCAACTTCTTTACCAACACCTGTGCAACCTCGCCTGAAACCTTCTCTTTAATCAGCTGTTCCACCAACTCGCCACATTCTTTGCGTTTCTGCTCTTCAAATGCGGCTTTCATCTTCTCTACACTTGCGACAAGTTCCTCACCTTCTACCCCGAGTAACTCTGTCAGCTCACCATAAACCTTTTGCACTTCGTCCATGCTATCACCTGCCTTTGTTTCTTCTTGTGTTTCTTCTTTTGTCTCTTCTCTTACACTATCCATTTCGCCGATAGCTATAACTTGTGTTTCCATCCCCGCCCTTCCTAACGGTGTCCAGTCAATACTCAACGGCTGATAATCTACAACCTCAATTTCGCCATTTGTTTTGTGCTTTAATTTCGGAACGCCAAAGATAGAAACTGTCCTTACAGCATTGCCTTTGATCCAACGCTTCAAATCTTCAGCCGACTTATCAATCACACCTCGCACATACAACTTGCCATTTTCAAACTTTGCACCAACCCAATGTGTAACTGGCTCTGGGAACTCGTGATCTACATCATCGGGTTTTTGATGACCCATAAATCCCGGAAGCCCTTGCTCATTTACTGTTCTTTCAATAGCTTTTAGTGCTTCTTCGGTGTAAAACCAGCCTCTTTTAGACTTGCCAACGGGTACTGCTACTACTACCTCCATCGGATTAGGGTCATTCTCTTGCAAACTCTTCACATCAGCCCATGGTGCAACTGGGATATCCTCAACCGCCATCTCGCCCATAACATCCATTTGCAACGGTACTGCCATTTCGCCTGCATATNCCTTTATCGTATCGGGAAGCTCTAATCCCATTGTTCGGTAATGCTTCGCCAAATGCATTGCCGCCTCCTTCTTCTCACTCGCAGTTAAATTCGGCTCTGCCCTTGCACCAGCTAATGCTCCAACTGCCGCTATTACGCCCCTACGATTAACGACTAATGTTCCATCGCTTCTTATCTCATGGTGTGGCCCCCAGCAATCGGCTTCCCTTAAATTCTCATCAACAGGAGCTTTGACTACTGCATACATCTCTTTTATTGCACTTGCAAGCCCTGAAGCTCCTTCTTCTTGTGCTTTTTTGAATGTTTGCCAAATACTGCCTTTGTCTACATCCCCCCAATCACGTTCTGAAATCTCGTCATTATTAATGGTAAATTTTGTCGGCACTATTTCACCCCCTTTCTATACTTGGGAAGGTATTGCCCTGTCTTCATGTCTCGGATAATCGGCTTCCCATACTTCGGGTTAATCTCTATTCGTGCTTTATCGTACCTCTTCTCAACTTTTATTGGACGTTCACCCCCATTCATATGTTCCATTATACCACATAAATGGCACAATAAAAGCGCCTCGGCCTTAGCCTCAGCGCTTATTAACGTATTGACCGGTCTTTAAGTCTCGCACCACCAGCTTTTGATGTCTGGAATGAATCTCAATTCGCTTTGAAGGAGGATTTTCGTAAACCTGAATTGGCTGGTTTTGCTTTTGTTTTTCTTCCACTGTCCTCCTTCCTTTCATTTTTCTGGTATTCGCCTTGGACAGGGTTCTTCGTTGCGGCGGTATTTTTTAGGTTTTGGCCCGAATTCTGCACAGGTAGCATAATCCAAGGCGTTCTTGCAATACGCGCATTGCGAAAATTCAGCTGTGACCTCGCCTTTCTCCCATCTGAATCTAACAGATCTATCTGTATTTTTGCTTCCATTGTTTTTTAACAATTCTATTTCTCTCTCAGCCCGCAAAATCATGAACTGCTCCTCAATCCCTAAATCCGTGAACTTTTCCGCCTTTTCTGCTGCATGAATAAATCGTTCTCTTTCTTCAAGCGTTAGTCCTAGCATTGACGGAGCGCTCATAACCTTTCCAAGCCTTATACTCAATTCAGGAAGCAAAGTTACACCCTCTTTCTTTATTATTTTTGAACAAAAACCTTTCCTCTATTTAACACCACCATAAACCTTGAAGAAGGGATGTCTATTGCATCATACCCTTTATACAATGCATATCTTCCTAGATCCGCAAGAACCTGTCGGTATCTCTCCATTTCTTCCCACTTTTTAGCAGCCTCCTTTAAAAACATCTCAACTTTATCATCATCTCCAGTCTCATCGTAAATTCTATCGGCCTCTTTCCTTGCTTTTCTTCGTAGGGCCCGTTCTTCATCCTGTAGAGCTGTAAACTCTGACTTCTGCATCTCTATAAGGGCATCATACGATATTATTTTTGCATCTTTCTTTAAGGCCATACGCAATACATTTTTTTCCACCCCACCTGCAAATTGTTTGGCAACTTCGAACCCATCCTCCCCATATGCCGTATATATTCCATTTCCATAGACCCCTTTTCCTGCAAAATATTCTCCAGTCTTAAATTGCTCTACATAGATTTCAGCTTCTCCTTGACGCCCTCCAATACCACGGAAAAGCTCTATATTTCCTTCTTGAATGTAAGCGTCCATCTCTTCCTTACTCAATAATGTGGGCTTTTTATCGAACCCGACCTCCTTCGCCATATCCTGCAAAACAATATCCCCANGTGAAGCATTCAGCTGCTGAGATATATAATCAGGATCATGCATTGCCCTTTCCAAAGTTTTCTTTGGTACAGATGGAAAAGACGACGTTGTTTCTTCTTCTTCAAGTCCAGTCTCCAGTTCTTTAATAGCTTGAGTTAAACGGTTCTGTTTTTCAGCGGCTTTTTCTTGGTAAATGTTATTGTACCACTTTTCCAACTCTGGCTCACTAGTTGGATCGTCCTGCCATCTCTTCAATCTTTCCACAAACTTCTCCGGTTCCTCGTGTATCGGGACCAAAACACAAAGGCAATTCGGATGAGCTGGATAAGGCGGTTCATCGCCTGGGGGATAAACTCCCGGACCTAATCCTGAATCATAAGTAGAAAGCGTATCGCAAATGTCTGGCACAGGATGACTACCGCTCAATACCTATTTCATCCCGATGTAACTGGGAGCAACTCGTGATGCGGCTATCGTTCCTTCTCCAAATGCCGCAGTCATTTCTGTCCTCGCAAGTCTCAACGCCTCATAGCTAATGTTCCCTGGGATTCTGCCCTTCATCCGTTTCATCATGTTGGGGTAGCTCTTCGCAAGAGTCATTGCCCCTTTACGGACATACTGCTGCAGCATCCTAGCGGTGGTCACTGCATCCTGTCCAATTGCGACGGATTCTTGAATCAAGTCCCTCATTATGGTGCGGTATTTTTCGCTTTGCTCCCAAATCCGGTCCGACAAATAAAGTCCATTTCTCGTCCTTGCCCAAATTGCTTCAACGGCTTGCTTATTTACCCGGCTGAACATCTTCCTTATCCCGGAAGTCTTCAATCCCGCTTGGTCAAATAAGTTCAATACAACGCCTTGAGTGTATCCCGCCCCCGCTTTTACGGCGGAGTTAATATAGTCGACAAATGCCTCCGTTAGACCTTTCTGTATTAGCTCAGCTTCCGCTCGCAAAGATTTCTCCAGCTCTTTGAGATGTTTCTTTCGTATTTGACCGGAAACCGTGGTTGTGCCGATTTGTTGTAATTCCTTGGCAATCCTGTCAGCTGAACGAATGTAAAGGTTTGCAATCTCCTTATCTTGCCTTAAGCGTAAATTGATGTATTGCTTTCGTGCGGCTAATGCCCATTTCTGGTAATCACCAGCGGCCTTCTTGATTTCATCTATCTCCTTGGCCATCGGCTATCATCCTTTATTGGTTTGATTCGGAGCTTGCTCCTGATTCTGGTTTGGATTCAACNCCTTTTCTATATCCTGCAATTGGTCAAGTAATCCTTCGGTATCCTCCAAACGACTTCTCAAATACCATGACTTGATAATCCTTTCTCTTTCACCNGGTATTTCAGGGTCGTCAGATTGATACTCGCGCATCGTATCAATGTATTGACGCAACAGTTCAATAGCNGCTTCATCGCTGATTAGGTTGGACATNTAAGCGGTATTCAATGCATCAACCAAAATCTTCACCGTTTCAGCGTATTCCTTTTCATCACGCTCTACCACTGCATCCCAGGTGATTCCTACTTCGTAGCTCTCAAACTTTTTGCCGGTCTTCTTGCTATGCATAACCAAGAGCATCCTGCCTAGTGTCTGCCAGTTTTCGGTTACCATTTCACGTTTTCTCGCTACCCGGCGGATTAAAAGCGGCATCTGTTCTTTTACACTGGCATGGCTGGAAG